ATGGGAAAACATTATGTAACTAAAGGTAAAGATGCTAAAGGAGAATATTTAAAATATTCAGATAGATTTGATTTTGATCCTACAAGATATGCAAATCAATTTATTGATAGAAATGTTAATCCAACTATAGGTAAATATTTAAAAAAAGCAACTCCTTTATTAGATGAATTAGAGAGTCTAATGTTTAATCCTTTTGAGTTAGAAGATAAAATTTATTATGATCCTAAAACAAAATTAAGGTCTGATATTATTTTACAACAAAATGCACCAAAAATATATCCTGGGCAACCAATGGCTGTTCCACCAGAGTTTGCAAAAGGAGGAAAAATAAATAATGATATGAAGAAAAAACTTAAAAAGTATCCTGCTGGAGGCTACCTTGACTATCAAGAAGGGTATAAAGGCTTTGGAGTAGGACCTCAACTATATCAAGATAATAGTTATTTTAGATCTATTATGCCTGATAATATTGAAAATATAGAAGAGCAGATTAATCAGCCAAGTGTATTTTCAGGAATTAATGATATATTAGGGGCTGTAAATCAAGGAGTTAATCAAGTAACAGGATTAATGAGTCAATTTTCTCAACCTACAATGAAAGGAAATAATGTAATGCCTGATATAAGTAATTGGCAATCACCTCTTAGTAGTGGAAAAACAGATGAGCAATTAAATTTTGAAAATGACCAAAAATTAAAACAAGCAGGATTATTTGATTATTATTATCCTAATCAAAATACTACTACGGGCTCTACTATGGGTCCTTCAATGGATGCTTCCCCATGGAAAGGAGTTCCTTTTATGAAAAGAGGAGGCTATTTAAAAAAATACCAAAATGGAGGTAATATGGATATGTTACCTGTAGGGTATCCTGAATATATTCATAAAAGTAATGTATTCCATGAAAATTATAATCCTGTTCCTAGAGTGCATTTTAGTGATGATACTACTCCTTATGATATGGGAGTTAATCTAAATGACCTAGTTAATATGTATGGAGGAAGAGTTGGTAAATATCAATATGGGGGAATGATGCCTTTTTATTCTAGACAAAGAAGCCCTAGAGTATTTAATAGTAATGCTAATAGAGCTTCAGCAGCTGATTTAGAGTCAGCATATGCTAATGATTTTATGCATACAAAAGTAAAAAAAGATAGGCAATCTTTTGAAGATGATAAAGTAGATTGGGGATTTATGGATTGGGCTAAAGATCCAGTTGCAGGTTATTTAGGTATGATGAGTACAGTTCCAATTGTAGGAGATATTACAAAAGACATTGTAGGTGATTCATTTTTAACTAGAAGAAGTAGTTATGCAGTTGGTAAAGGTATTGGAAATGTATCAACTGGTGCTGCAAAAGTTGTTGGAGGAATTACTACAGGAAATGTAGGAATGATTGGTAGTGGTGTTGGGGATTTAGGAGAAGGAATTGGTAGTACTATTGGAACTTTACAAGCTAAAGATGCTTTGTCTAATTATGATAAATCAGGTTATGTTTCAGGTAACAGAATGGTTAATGCTTCACAAGACTTTGGGAATATGATGAATACTGCTTCTAGTTTATATGGAAATGTTTCGGGAGGAATAAGCCAAATGAAAAATTTAGGAGGTTTAAAAGGAATGATGGGTAATCTAAAAGGAGGAGCAACAGGTATGAAAGGGTTTGGAAATATAATGGGTAAAATAACAGGATTTGGCCAAGATGGTGGTTATATTGATTATAACTTTAATGATATAGAACAGTATAAATATGGTGGTAAAATTTCTCAAAAAATTAATAAAAAACAAAATAAAACTGGTTGGTTAGACCAACTATAAACATATAAAGTATGAAAGAATTATTGTTACAAATAGCAGGTGTTAAAACAGAAGCTGAGTTTTACAAGAAGTTTCCAAGTAAAGAAGCATTTTTTAAAGCTTATCCTGAAGCTCAAGAAATTATTGCTCAATACCAACAGCAAGAAATGATGGCTAATGCTCCAGAAAATTCTGAAGAACAAATGATGGATACTGAAGAAGAAATGGTAGCACAAATGGCAATGGGTGGCATGATTAAGAGAAAAGATGGCTCTTACTCTAAAAGAGGGTTGTGGGACAATATAAGAGCTAATAAAGGTTCTGGTAAAAAACCTACAAAACAAATGTTAGAGCAAGCTAAAAAAATCCAAGCAGAAGAAATGATGTATGGAGGAATGGTTGATAATTACCCAGATGGTGGAGGAATAAACAATCCAGGATTTAAAGCTCTTCCTAAATCTGTACAAGAGAACATAATAGCTAATATGGCTATGGGTGGTATGGTAGACAGTTATTATAACGGTGGCGGAATTAATAATAAAGGATTTAAAGCTTTACCAAAAGCTGTCCAAGAAAATATAATTTCTAACATGTCTATGGGCGGGGAAGTAGAGGAGTATGCAGATGGAGGAGGAATCCCTCAGAGATATAAGAATATGGGATTCACCAAAGTAGGTCAAAAGAAACAAGGTGACGGAAAACATAAATGGAAAGTCTTAGCTAAAAAAGACGATAAATATAAAGTAGTTCAAGGCGGATGGAGAGGAATGCAAGATTTCAAACAACATAAGTCCGAAAAAAGAAGAGATAACTTTTGGTCAAGAATGGGCGGAAAAGATTCAGCAAAAGCAAAGGACCCATTTTCTCCATTATATTGGCATAAAAGATTTGGCACTTGGGCAGATGGAGGAATCCTTCCTGAAGTAGAACAATTAATGTTAGCAGGTCAAAACCCTTATAATATGGGAGGATATGTAGAATATCCAACGTATTATCCTGGGGGAGGTATGGTAGGAAGCGATATGATTGATTATCAAGCAGATTATAACTATCCTACAATGTATCCTGGAGGCGGCATGATAGCAGGACCTATGATGGGTTATGAAGAAGATGATTTTATGTATGCTATGGGCGGAGGAATTAATATTAACCCTGCTAATGAAGGTAAGTTTACTGAATGGGCTGCTAAACGAGGAATGACTGTTCAAGAAGCTGCCAATAAAGTAATGGCTAATAGAAGTAAATATACTGCTGACGTAGTAAAAATGGCTAATTTTGCAAAGAACGCTGCAGGATGGAAGAAAGCTATGGGAGGTAGAATATACCAAGAAGGCGGAATGTTAAATAGTATGACAGAGGGTATTCCTGTACAGACAGAAACATTTGAAGGACAGGCAGAACAAGTCGCTCTTCCTGATGGCACAATTAAGTCAGTAGAAGCTACTACTGCTCATGAAAATATGGGAGACGATACTGTTACAGATTTATTGCCTGGAGGTTCACATATTCAAAGTGCTCGTAATAAACTTACTCCTGACCAGTATGTACAATTGATGCAGATGTTTAAACCTGAAAGTGCAGAGCAAGATATTAAAAAACTAGCACAAGTATATCAGAGTAAATACGGAAAGAAAAACGGAAAAAAATTATCTCCTGCAGATATTTCTGAGTATGCTAAAAATAAATATCAAAATAAATCTACTCCTAACTCCTTTGATACAGATAAATTAAAAGAAGGAAACAAAAAATCCTACTTAGACTTGTCTATACAAATGAATGATTTAATTAAATCAGGAAAAGAATTAGCAGAAGGAGCTGTTATGGAAGAACAAATGATGGCTTATGGGGGAATGGTTCCTAAGTATCCTTGGGGGACAGATGCAAATGGTGTGCCAGTATGGATTCCAGGAGAAGAAGGTCCTTCTGACAACATGGTTTTAACTAGAAACAATATGGGGTTAACTGGAAATAATTTACCAACAATACCTAGTAATATAGCTAACATATTACCTTATATTAATTACAAAAAAGGGCAAAAACCTAGATTAAATTTACCAGAAAATTTATCTATAAATGATAGAATTAAACTTGCTGAACAAGCAAATATTTATGGTATAGGAAATGTAACTCAAACTATGAGTAAAAAATATCCTTCTTATGTTGAAGGATTTGATCCTTTAAAATATGAAGAAAGAATAGTTTTTGCTAATGAAGGACCTAAAGGTTTAGAAAATCAATCTGAGTTAGATATAAGAAAAAAAGCTTTTAAATATTTAGGATACTCTGGAATAACAGATGATAAAACATTAAGTAATGCGGAATTGTTATATAATAATCCTAAAATTAGAAAAGATATTTATAAAAAATTTACAACATATTTACCTAAAGAAAAATATAGAAAAGTATTTGGGGATGATGAAAAATTTGGTATAGAGCATTATAATGCTTTGGGAAATTATGTAGAGCCTACACCAATAGCAGTCGTAGAAACTCCTCAAACTCCTGCAGAAAAAGCAGAACAACAGATATTAAGTGAAAATACTCCAATAGCTCCTGCGGCAAGAGTTCCTATGCAGAATAGATTTAACTTTGGCTTATTAGAAGGTCAATTGGGCAGAGGACTAAGTGCTAACCAAGCTGCACTTGAAGCAGGTCTTTCACTAGACCCATTATATATAATGGAAACTCCTGATACTTATATCAGAAGCAGAAAGAATGAAATACCTGTAGGAAATATATTATATAATATTGAAAGAGCTCAAAGAAACACTGCAAATGCTTTAGCAAACCAAACAGGAGACTGGAGTACATTAGCAGGTAATATTGCAAATGCAGGGGCTCAAGCTTATAACCAACTTGGAGATACTTTAAGTAAGTTAAATCAGACAAATGTAGCTCTATATAATGAAACCCAAGGACTTCAACAAGATTTATTAGGTAGTAATATGGGTGTAAGAAATCAGAATCTAACAAATATGCAAAATATGTTGAACTTTAAGAGGAACTTATTGGGGCAAAAAGCTGTTAAAGATTCAGAGATTTACTCAGAATACGCTAAAAGTATGGGTGAAAACGCTCAGAAAGAGCAAAATCAAAAATTGGAAATGTTAAATATTATGGCCTCTAAACCAGATATGTTTAAAGGAGAACAAGGACAAATGTTTGTAAATCAAATTTTAGGAAATACAGGAACTTATAATAATCCTCTTGCAGGAACTTTATTGGATAATATTTTATCGTTTAACAGATATAAAAGATAATTATGGCTAGACAAAGAAATCCATCAGGTGCATATTCCCCCTCTTATGCGGGCATAGGACAGCAAATAATGTATACCCCCGAATGGGCGGATATAGATTTTGCTGATTTCCAAGGATTAAATATGAATCTTGTAAACCAAAATGCTCAGTTTGCTCAAGAAGTGGCTAACAAGCGTCTAGACGAAGTGTTAAAACAAAGAAATGCAATTTTAGAAAAAGTAAAGTTACATAAAAGGTTTGATGATTTACAAGGTCAGTTGGACAATAAATTAGGCTCTATTATAGATAATATGGGACAGCTTCAGCTATCTGATTCTGCAAACTTCACTTCATTAAATACTAGCTTAATAAAGGCTCAGAATGACCCTGTTTTACAATCAGCGGTTAACGCATCCACAGACGCAATGGCTTACGAAAAAGTTAAATTTGAAAAACCTGAGATTGCAGAACAACCTTGGAACAACTCAAATGAACAAGCCTATCAAAGATTTTTAAAAGGAGAAACTAATAATTTTAGTTTTAACCCTATATATAAAGAATACGATTTACAAACAAAGGCAGATGAGTTTGCTAAAGCAGTTCCTGCTGATGTGCAAAATGCTATTGTTAAATACGGAGTATATGGATTGCAAGAAAAAGCCATAGAGGATAAATCGGCAGAAAGATTGTTAAAAGCTTTTAATGATTATAAACAAGGGCTTATGCAAGATCCTGAGTTTATGTCTTGGGCTAAGAGAAGAGGGGATTTCGAGGAAAAAAGAGGAAGCTCTATTGATAATGTTATTAACAATATTTTTAAATCTTCTGCTGCTAAATACGGTACAACTACTCCTACAGTAAAAGTGGGAATGCCTAGAGAAGAGGTTGATCTTGGGGCAAGAATAAGAATAGCGGAAGCAAGTAGAGACGCTCAAAGATTTGCGGCTGAAAAAGCTGCAGGATTTCCTAGTGTAACAGGTAAAAGTAAAGCTGAAAAAGAACCTGAAACTTATATTGATTTCTCTACAGGTAAGGCTAGCGTAAAAGGGGAAAAACTCACTGAGGGACAAGCAAAATCATTGGTGGGTAATTTTTTAACTAAGCTGTCTCCACAAGTTGTTCCTTTTTTTGAAAAAGGAAAGACTGAAGGACAATACAAAAAGGCTACCCCTGATGCAGTATTAGATGCAGCATTTCAGCCTACGGGTAATGTAATAACTACAAATGAAGGCTTACGGTTTGAATATACCAATGGTGCGGGGGGAGTTAAATATCGTTTTGTTCCAAAACAATATTTTGAACAAACAACAGGAGTTCCTGTAGTTTCAATTGTTTCAGGAAGTAGTACTAATAAAAAATTAGTATATGATCCTGCTACAGATGAAATGAAATAATAATTTTTATAAAAATAAAAAACATGCCAATAACAGTATATATTAAAGGAGTGGGGGAAGTAGATTTTCCTGATAACATGACTGAAGATCAAATAAAAGCAGCCATAAAGAGAAATTTAGCAAAAAACCAGATTCCCCAACAACAAGCCCCTCAACAACAAACTACTGTTACACCTACGGTAACCCCTAAAAAAGAAGAACCAGGATTATTAGAGGGAGTTAAAACTTTCTTGTTTGGTGATGAGGATAAAAAACCTAAAGCTGAACTTATTAGTGAAAAGTTTGAAGAGTCGAATTTAAAACCAGAAACTCCCTATCCTTTCGCTAAAACAACTCCTATAAGTTTGTTGGATAAAGAATATAATCAAAAAATAAAAGATGTAGAGGACAAGTATAGTAAGTTGTCATACAGGTTGGATGAGAGGACTGGATACCCTAAGCAAGAGACTATAAATTATAAAAATAAAATTCAAGCAAATAAAACAATAATAGATAACAAAGCTAAGGAAAAAAAGAGTTATTTAAATGAATTAAGTAAAACAGAAGTTACTGATAATCCTTTTGCAAGTTTGACCAACGTAATTAAAAGTGTTAGAAATACATGGGATTATAATACAAACGTAGATGACGATATTGCAAAAGCAGAGACAGCTAAAAATGTGGATCAAAAGTTTTTGGATTTTGTAGGAAAAGGGGTTAATCCTTTTAAAAATAGAGACTATAACAATGCAGAAGATATGAAAAAAGCAGGCTCATATCTTGATCCTTATATAGAATCTGCGTCTAAAAAAGCAAGAGAAAAAATAGGGGAAATTACCACAAAAATATTTCCGACAGCGGAAATAAAAGAAGATGATAAAAAATGGAGTACGCTTGATTATTTATATGATGAGTCAAGAAGAATGGATATGTGGAATCCTTTGCTAGCTTTAGCCTCAAAAATGACAAAGACAGAAAAGTTTACAAACCTAACTGCAGAACAACTTGAAAAAACCGCTATAGAGAAATCATATAACCTGGCTGCTAAAAATTTAGATAATAGTCTAACTCCGTTATATGATAAAATACAGTCTGAAATCGGTATACCTAAGTCGGAAGTAATCGGAAAAATAGACACATATTTGACTGCAAAAAAGGAGAGAGAAGAGGGTTTATACCCAAATATAGGTAAGTTATCAGAAAATGATATAAAACTATTTAATAATCCTGATTTTCAGAATATAGCGGATACTTATAGTAAGTCTGCTATTACTACAACACTTGACGGTAAATGGAGATTGTTATCTTTGGCTAACGTAGATCTTTATAATCAAGAAAAAGCTAAGGCATTTGGGACCATAAATAAAGTAGAAAATATAGGGAGAAAAGAAGCAATACGAACAGCTATATTAGATAAAAATGTAGAAGAACAGGGTCTTTTATCTAAAGCAGGGTTTGATAAAGCGTTGTATAATACTGCTTGGACTGCATTAAAGGCAGGTGATTTTACCGCAAACCAAACAGCGGCTGCACTTCAAATAGGAGCTCAATTAGGTAGTGGTGCTTTTACAGGAAAAGCTTATACCCCTGAGTGGACTGAAAATATTATAAATAATACTGATTTATTTGATAATTTAACTCAGCAAGACAGTCATTTTAAACTATCTATATTTAAAGACGATAAATATATTGACAGAACGTTGCCTACGGGAGATATAGTAAAGGTTCAATATACTCCTGAAGGTGATATATTAAATGCTTTTGGGGGTGGTATGGAATATACAATCAATAACCCAGAAGTAATGAAATGGCTTGCAAATGACTTTGAGACAAACAAAGACGAAATATTGGCAAACGGTAAATCTTTGTGGGAAACTGAAGGAGGAAAAGCAGTATTTTTAGAGAACGTCTGGAATAGTATGGCTCCAGAAATAGTGGAGGAAATGCCATCTTTATTAGTAGGAGCGGGTGCAGGTAAAATTGCAGGAGCATTAATAAGAGGAGCGGCTAATGAGAGGAGACTAGCCCAGGGAGCTGAGTTTATGATTAATGTCGCTAGTAACATGACGGAACAATATCCTTCAATCTATAAGAAATATCGGGAAGCTGCACAGGACAAAGACCATCCTTTTCCTGCACTAGCTACTTCTGGTGCTTTGGCTTTTGCTACATTGCTTACATCTACTTTAGAAAGTAAAGCAATAGGACTAACTGGGAATGATATAAACAAGGTGATAATGCCTGAAGCTATTGAAGCTTCTTCGGAAGCAGTGAAAATTATTAACAAAGAATTTGCTAAAATTCCTGATATAACTTTAAGGGAAAAGTTAACCAATGCAGCTATTAACAAAGTAATGTTTCAAAATATTATGTCTTCAGCGGGAAGAGTCTTAAAAACATCGGCAAAAGTGGGTGGAGAGAACGTTACAGAAGAAATTATATTAGAGCCCCTTGTTAATGTTGCAGCTAATTTTATTAATGAAAAAATAACAGGAGATAAAGCATATAACCAAGAAACTTTAAAGGATTTGAATTTTTTAAATCCAGATGTGGCAATAACTTCTTTTTTAACAGGTGGTACATTATCTACAGGAATGGATTTAGTTAAATCTATGTCAACTAAAGGTCCTTTTTCAAAAGAAGATTATTTAAAAACAGCTTTTGAAAATGAAGCTACTTTTACTTCTATGGTGGATATTATGACTCAGAGTGGTAATAATAAATTTTCTGAAGCAGACCAAGCAAAAATGATGACTGATTATAACGCATTAAAAGCCTCTTATAATGCAAGAAAATCAGAACTTGGAGTTAATGATGAAGCTTTAGCTACCTTAAACTTTGCAAATCCTGTAATAAAAGGATTTGTAAAGTCTATTGGAGAGACAGAACAAAGTTTAGACAAAATTAATAGCGGGAGAACTTTTGATAATGCTATTATCAGACAAAGTTTAAATGAAAGAGAATTAGCTGAAAAGAAAATTGCTTTAGATGAAGAAGCTGCTAAAGGAAATATCTCTGTTTCCCCTGAAGGTACTTATAAAATAGTTGGTAGCAATCCTCTCTCCCAAGAATTAGGTAAACAAATTAGTGAGTATGAGCAACTTCAATTGAGTAATAACAATTTAACTTCCTTTATAGATACTTTTAACAAAGAAACTAAGCCTGTACAAAAGCAATATATACAAGAGTTAAATCAAGTTACTTCTGAAGCTCCTGACCTTATATATGCAAAAAATAGTAAGGAAGGTAATTATGCATATAAGGCAGTAAGCAATGCTATTATGGACAAACAAATGGCTATGAGCCAATTGGAAAAAACAAACGCTGAAATAGAGACTGCTGTAATAGATGGAACAGACACTAAAGAATTGCAAGTACAAAAGCAAAATTTAGAGAAAGCTATTAAGGCTAGTGATAAAACTATAACTACCCTTAAAAAGCAATATAAAGCAGGTAGAGTTAATACACAAAACGAGACCATAAATAGGTTTAATGAGTTTAGAACTGCCAGTTTAGTATTACAAGATAAGTTACAATCTATGGCAGGAGTAGATGCCACTGATGAAGAGATTGAGCAAAGTGAAATCAATGATGCTTATGCTGATTATTTAGATGCATATAAAGCTTTGAAAAAATCAAACTCTACCTTGAAAAAAGAATATGGAGTGGAAGTATTCGACTCTAAAGAAGCTCCTATTAGTTTGGAACAATTCCAAGCTTTTAAAAGTAATATTAAAGAAAAAAACGCACTTTCTAAAAAATTAGCAGAAAATAAAGGTACTTTAGGTGATGTAGGAAGATTGATAGGTCTTGAATATACTACAGGTACAAAACAACCTAAAGACAGAGTACAAGTTACTGCTCCTAAAAATAAGGAAGATATAAAAGCTATTTTAGACGATAAGGAGCAAGTATATGAGTATGCAAAAAGATTAGGATTTAATAAGAAAAAGTCTTATGCTCAAACCAAAAAAGCAGTGAGAACTTATTTAAATAAACAACTGTCTACTCAAGATGAAACACGTTTAGAGGGAGTTTCTGCTGTTTTTGTTGAAAAAACCCCTAGACAAGTGAATGGTAATCCTATGTTTGAGGTTGAAGGTGCTTTATACAAACCCGCTGGATATAGTGTTTCTCCTACTATGATGACTCAAGAAGAGAGAAATACGGTATTGACAAATGCGGTTATTAGTGAAATAGCTAAACAAGTATTTAACAACTCATTATTATTAACCCCTTATAATGTATCTCAGATAATAAACAAAGTTATTATTGAATCTGGGTTTGATACAGAAGTAGGTATTGATAATAGAAGTTTACAATTTATAGCAGAAACAATATTAGCATTAAAAGCAGATTTAGATGCAAAAGGATTTGCTTATAAGTTTAATGATGATGTAGTTATTTCAATGATACTGAAGGCAATGTACACTTAATTGATTTTAAATCTTATTCTTTTAACTATACTGCGGCATCTTCAGGTTGGTCTAATAGCCTCACTGAAATACAAGCTATTTTCCAAGATAATGGAATAACAGTGGCTTCTATAAATGTTTTGCCTATTAGAGTGGATAATACTTCTACAACTCAAAATGGGTTAACTAATTTAAGTATTGTTAAAAATAGTTTTAATACAATTCCTAATAATGATAATGCTATTAGTAGAACATTATTGCAGCTTGCAACTAGCACTCCAATATTAACTACTTTGAAAGAAGAAGGGCTGTTAACCCAAGAAGAGGTAGAGTCATTTGATGAAATCCCTTTAGATGAGGCAGATGCCCCTACAACAACTGCGGATAAATTGAAAGAAGATTCTTTGGTAGTACTTGAACCAGAAACTCCTACAACAACAGAGGTTCCTGTTACTGTTACGGAAAAAAACATGAAAGCAGAAGATAAAAATAAAGCCACTAAAGATACTCCTAAAGAGGTAATAGAGGAAGAAACCCCTGAAGGAGTATTTGCTGGTTTAGGAAAAGGTGTCTATATCCAAGTTAAAGAAACTAGTGGAGGCTTCTATATGATAACAATATTTGGGGATACTGATCTTGCGAATAAGTACGGAAAGAAAAGAAAGTCTTTAGAAGACGTGAGAGCTATATACAAGGCTAACAATTGGTTTGCTCCAAAAACTTTTGAAGGTACAGGCGTATATCAATTAAGATACGCTGATACACTAACCCCTGTACTATCTAAAAATTATGTTGAATTTGTGCAACCTAATGGATTCAGCGAAGTAATTAATGATGTTGCAGTGGCTGCGGATATTATTGGGACAGAAGTAGAAATAGTGGAGAACAATGAAGATGGGTATAATGATAGGGATGAGGTACAAAAAGACTTTAAAAACAAAGCTTCTTTATCTATTGTAAATGCAAATGGTGAAAAAATTGCAATGGTTCCCCCTAATTCTCCTTTAAGAGAAAATCTAAAAATCTCTAATAAAAAAGGACTTAATAGACTAGAGCCTACAATTGCTACAATAAAAGATATTAAATTTAACAACTTTAATAGAAAACCTTATGAATTGTTCTCTGAATGGGAGAAAAAGGCACTAGCCTCTGGAGTATTAGTTCCAGGAGAGTATGAAATGGTTTATATTGGGGTGGAAAACGGGACACCTGTATTTAAAAATCAAAATGGAGTAGTAGTGCCTGGCAGAGTTCCTAAGAACCCAAAATTAGGTTCTGCTTATCTTCTTATAACTAATTTCCCCACTAAGAATATCATGATACCAATGGGTACTCCTAAACTAGCAGAATTAGGATATACCATACAAGACTTAAAAACATTACTTGCTTTAATTGATATAAATGAACTTACTAAAAATGAGGCTAATGCTGAAAGTATTTATACTAATTTTATAGGACAGTTAGATGCACTTGTTAGAGATGGCAAATTAAAAGACCCTAAATTAAAAGATTTACAATTTTTACTTTCTAGTGAATTAGGGGGACAAGAATTGACTTTAAGAGCATCTTCAACTCAATTGAACATAGATAAATTAGATGCAATTGACATTTATAAAGATAAAGAAGATAAGGAAGGTGTTTTAATAAGCTTTCTTTTAGATAGAATTATCACTATGAATGATGAGACTTTAGGGAGTCATAAAATAGATGTAAATCCTGAGATACTTTTTGCTGATAATGCTTTAGTATTAGACAATATAAAAGCTAAACCCACTCCTAAAAAGCAAGTACTTCCTTCTGGTGTAGCTGAGATTAAAAACACTGACATTATAAGTTCGTTAGTGGGCCGACTGAAAGAAACAGGCTTGGCTAACGAAGTTTTTGAGATGTCTAATGAAGAAATTGAAGATAAATTAGTTGAATTGGGGTCCGATAATGTTAATCTTACTACTTCAGGATTTGTTTATAATGGAGATGTTTATTTGAACACGGATAACATGAATCTTGACACTCCGATACATGAATTCGGACATTTATGGTTATCTTGGGCTAAAAGTAATCTAGGAGAGGCGTATGCAAGAGGTTTAGAATTAGCTAAGTCTGAAGAAGCAGAACCTTACAGACAATATGTAATAGAAACTCAGCCTGATTTGGAAGTAGACAGTGAGGCGTTTTTAGAAGAGGTATTGGCTCAAACAATTGGAGATAACGGTGCAAAACTAGTAGAGGAAAATAGTGCTAAAACTAAGTCTTGGTTACAAGAATTATGGGATGCTATTGGTAAAATGTTAGGAATATCAGAATTAGTAGCTAATGGAGGGTATAAAACTATTACTTTAAATGAATATGCCAAGGCGGTAGCAGTTGATTTATTAAGTGGAAATCAATTATATCCAAAAGCAACAGAAGCAGAAAACTATTATCAAAGAAATGCCGATAGACTTCCTTTAACTATTTCTGTTTTTGGTAGACCTGAATTTTTAGCCCTACAAGGTAAAATGGTTAACCCAATTACAGTGTTAAACTCTTTAAATCAAACAGGGATAAAACAAATAGAAAAAGATTTAATAAAAGGAGTTATTGAAGAAAACTATCCTGGGCAAAAGAAAATCTCTTATGATGATTTAGAGGCAACAGTCAGAGCAAATATAATGCCATTAGAGAGAATATTCACTAGTAGTTATGCTAACTATGGAATGAATAATCTTGGTAACGGAGATTACGGAAATGCAAATACTATAATCTTAAACGCACCAATTGAACATGGTATAACAGGGCATTTTTCAGCAGCATTTAAAGCAAGTGGTAGAAAGAATATTAAGTATGTACCAAAACAGTTAAATGACAACACTTGGGTGGCAGTTGAAGAAGGATATGAGGCAGGAGCAAATGAAAATAATATTTATCAATTTGTAGGAACAGCAGGTACAAAAGAATCTGTTGATGCTTGGATTGATAATTATAAAAAAGGTGGCAATAGACCGTTAACTAAAGAAAATACAAAATTAGTTAAGGATGGTAGTAGATATATACTTTTAGACGACAAGAATAGTCCAATAATAACATTAGATAAAGAAGATATTAATTTTAACAGAGATGATAGTCACCAATCAGTTTTAGATAACTACTATACAGCTTACCCAACTGATATAAACAAAGGAATGTTTGGTCATATTCGTGTATGGCAAGATGGAACTATATTTAATGTAGCTGAATTACAATCAGATTATTTTCAGAAGAATAATGCAAGAAAAAAATTAGAATCAAAACTAAAAGATAAATTAAGAGAGAATAAGAATTTATACGCTTACGAAACTTTAATTAATTATTTAAAAAATTTACCAACAGTTACAAAAGAAACATTAACAGAAGTTGATGAGGAATTTGGTCTGTTAGGGAAGCCCCCTTATGATACTTTTAATGAGTACGAGAAAACTATTGTAGATAAATTACCAAACAATAAACCTTTACTAGAGATATTAGAAAAACAATACAATATTGAAAAGAGCAAAGAATTAGACAAAATACTTACCCCACAAGAAAAACAATTCATAGCATCTCAAAAAGAATGGGAAAAAAGAATGGTAAGAGAAGCAATAAAAGAAGCGGCTATGTCTGGCTCAACACAATTGCGGTTTCCTACACCATATACTTTAAGTGTTATTGAAGGTTATACATCAGAAGCTGAGGACCCTATGCCTTACGATATAGAAAACGCTGAAGACTCTACTTATTTAACTGCTGGAGATAGAATTTACTATATAGATAGTGAATACACAGTTTTAGATTCAGATGGTGAATCTATAACTATTGCTCCAACAAAAGACGTTATAAGGGAAAATATTAATGATCTGTTTCAAAATGAAATAGATTTTAGGGTAGGTGAGACAATGGATAATGATTTAGGATTTGAGACTAAAAATGCGTTTTACACAAAAGAAGAGTGGGAAGATATAAAAAATAGCAATTCAACTTACTATTTGTTTCAAGATATGGATTTAGAGGATATTGCAGACGAAAAAGAAGAGGGTGTTTATGAAATAAATGATGAAAAAATAGAAGAAATTGTAAGAGAGTCTTACCAAGATTCATATAATGACATTAATAACTTACTTACTGACATAGGATATGATAATATTTATACATCAGGGGATTATGTTTATTATACACCTTCTGAAATAAGTACAGAAACATTGGGGCAACCTGACACTTATTCTCAAACATCAAAAGAAGACTTCTCGATTTCAGACTTATCTAGTGAACAACAAACAGTTGCTCGTAAATATGAAGAAATAGCTGACATCTTAAAACAAGAAAGAGGGGAAGAAAATGTAGAAATAATTACAGATGAAAATGGCTTTGATTGGTATGAAACAAAGTTAGCTCCTGAAGAAGTTAACCAACCTGTTGTTGCTTTTCAAAAACAATTTGAAATACCAACAGAAGAAACTACACAAATACCTGATTGTGTGTAGAACTAAATAGTAAAATAAATTGTTAATAAATAAAAGAAATAAAAATGGAATTAATATCTCAAAAAACAATAGATGCCTTAAATTTAAGGATACAGCAAGAGCAAATGGCTTCTAAATTATATGAGCAAATGTATTTGTGGTTGGAAAACAAATCACTAATAAACTCTGCTGAATTCATGAAGAAAAACTATTTGTCTGAATTAGCACACGCTGGTTGGGCTAAAGAATATCTTCTTTCCTTTGATATTATGCCTGAATTAGCAACAATAGAAGAGCCTGTTAACGATTTTGCTTCATTACAAGATATTTTTAACAAAGTGTATGAGCAAGAAGTCTTAACCACAAAACAATGTCTTGAATTAGCAAAACATGCTATGGAAGAACCAGATTACAACCTACTCACACTGGCTCAAAAATTCAATGCAGAACAAGTGCACGAAATTAATGAGATAAATAATATCCTAGACGTATTGAAACTTTCTACAGATTTACTCATTGTAGACCACTACATCGGGGATATGTTAAAAAAGGGAAATTAAAAATTATTTCTTACTTTTGTATTGTTTCCCCGCCTTTTGGTAGGGAAATATTTTTTATAAAATAAATATAATATATGGCTAAGTGCTCATTACCTTACATAGAAAAAAGATTTAGAGACAGTAACCCTCAATTGGCGGATAAGCTAAATGCTATTGGCTTAAAGGTATTTGAAGATATTTCTAGTTCAAACTTATTTGCCAGAAAATCTGGTAATTTTATGTTTAATAAGCAAGGGACTAAAAAGAGAGTCTCTCAGAATGAATTTGTCACTAAATTAAACACAGATTTAGGGGCGGAAGTAGTGAGAGAAATAGAAAGTAAAGTAAGTGTAAATGTACTTCCTTTAGCTACAGAACAAGAAATGGCAGCAGTAGAGGAACTATTAAAACCTACACAAACTGTAGAGATAGAAGAATTTAAATCTTCAGAAGAACTACCCGACTCTTTTTTAACATTATCAGATTTTGAAGAACCTGCATACACTCCTACAACTCCAGAGACACACCCTGAGAGAGTAGCACCATTAGCACCTGAGCCAATGAAGTCTATCCCACAACAGTGGGAAGAATACACTACCTTAAAAGATAGAACAGATTTAACACCTGATGAAGAATTAGATTTAGCTGTTTATAGAGCTAAATTTGATATGTTTGATACTCCTTCTCAGTATGAGAAGGTTATGTCAGACCCTACGTCTAAACCTTTTGTTTCTTTTAGAGAAAAGAATTTAGAAAAATTATTACTTAGCTTTGCTGACAAATTTGGAATAACAATTGCCAATATTGAAGATTTTCAAAAACAATACTTTGAAAAGACAGGTAAGTTTATTCCTGCTAATGGTGTAGCTAATTTGTTTGAAAAAGTTATCTATGTTTCTGAAGGAAATACAGATGCTCTTACCGAAGAGGTGGCCCACTTTATTATAGCTATGTTGCCTAAAGATGGAGAGCTTTACCAAAACTTAAAGCAATACATCTCAAGAACAAGGGAATATGAATTGTTTTATGACAAGTATTTAGCTCAATATGAGGGAGATGTAGATAAGACAGAGGAAGAGATAATGGGTAAAGTATTTAAAAATGCTTTACAAGATAAAGAAGAAACGGTGCCTTTATCAGTTAGATCTGTAGTAAAAAGAATTATAAACTATATTTCTGATTTATTTTCAGATGATAAAATGGAATACTTAAATTCCTTAAATCAGTTGAAGAAAATGTTTTTCAGTGAAAATTTAGCAGAAGGATTGGATGCTGCTAATATAAATTATGACGAACTATACCAATTAAATTTCGAGATTACAGGAAAGGAAAACGATGCTGTTTTAACGGAAAGATCTGATAAATTTAATTTAGGTGCAAATCTCCTTATAGAGAACCTAGAGGATACTCTTTCTAATATTAGACAACAAGCTATAGAGTCAAACCAGAAAAAAGCCTTAGACTCTTCCAATTATTTATTAAGTATATTGGCTAAAAAGACTGAGCAAGATGCAGATAAAGCAAAGATTTTATCTAGTATGGTGTTTTCTTCCGTTGCTACTATAAGACGTTTACAAGGTTCTTTCAATGAATTTGATAAGTTAAATATACCTAAAACATTAGAAACAGAGTTTAAGAGAGATAATTTAATTAAGTTAAGCTATGATGACTATAATAAATCATTGTCAAAATTAGCGAGTTATATAAATTATTTACAATCTTTATACTCTCTTTCAAAATCAATAGAAAGCACTTCCAAATTAATGAAGTTAGAGTCTAATGATATGATTGCATTTAAAAAAATTATTTATGATTTAGACCCATCAATAACAGAGAACGATGAAATTATAAAAGCTTTCGATTTATTAGATGGGGAGGGAGTTAAGGTTATGGCTGCAAAGATAGAAAGCATTTATCTTAAAAATGTAAAACAAATTTTAGATATTTATATGTCTGCTTTGAGTACAGAAGACCAAAAAAGATTTTTAAATTATCAAAATGAAGTTGATTTTGCTAATACAGATGCAAAAACTATTGCAGATAAAAATAATAATATAATAGAATACTCTAAAGGAACTCTTAATAATATAAGAAATTTCTTTGGTAAGGGTATTACTCCTGTAACCATGCAAAATGATACATTTATACAGAGTGTAGATAGATTTGTATCGGCTATGGAGCAAATGGGAAAAGAAAGAGCTTCTAAGGAAGTTGCGGAAGTTCAAAAAATTGAAAATAGATTATATCAAAATGGGGCTAACGCTCAGAATCAAGATTGGCTTTCAGAAAAAGATGATAAAGGGAGGTCTACAGGCAACTTAATAACTAAGTTAAATTTCTCTAAATACGCCAATTTAGCAGCAAAAAATCTAAAAGATAAATTGCGTAACCTACCTTTTGCTAGCAATGCCCAAATTCAAGGTTTACAAAAAATAGCATTTAACTCCCCTAAACAAGTATTTGATTCTTTGGGAGAATTATTAAAAGATAATAAAATAACTCAAGAAGAATTTGACTATGCAAAGAATTATTTAATGGCTGAAAAAGCTTTATATGATTTAGAGCATACCACTCCTAATTATAGCTCCACTACACTAAGTAACAATAGTTTAGATGCGTTAAGAAACTATATTGACAGAAATATAGTAAATGTTAGAGAAGCATTAAATGATCCAAACTTTGATTGGACAAATGATGAAATAGAACTTATTTCTGATGACTTTGGGGATTTGGAATCTGCTCTGGAAGAGTTAATAGCCGAAAAAAGAGCATTATTAGAAGAAAAATATTTTACTGTAGATGAAGATAAAAGAGTTCTGCTAAAAGCAGATGGTACTCCTGACTTAGACAAAAATGGTAATGAAAAATTAAACCCTATTTATAAAACTGAACTTGATTTTGTAGAAGGACTTCTAAATAAATATAAGTATAAAATAGGGTATGCTACAGATACTGATGGAAATTTTTATCCTGATAAGATAAACATAGATGTATGGGGGGATGAATTTTTGTTTGAATTATCCGACTCTCACCCTGATGCTAAAGAATACGCCAACAAAGAGTACTTAGACATAGAAGAGAAGGCTGCAAAAGGAGATGCTCTAGCTGTGGCAAAGATGGACATGGTTAACTACATTAAAAAATGGAATAAACAAAATAACCTTCCTTCTAATTCTTTACCTAAAGGGGCTAAAAAAGACTCTGAGTATTTACAAATGTTTGGTAACAAAAGATTTATAAATATTTTTGGAGTTAATTTTGATGTCGCTAAAATTATTACTCAAGTAGTAATACCTTTTGCAGGGGTAGCAAATACTCCAATGTTATTTGGAATAGCGGCAGGATTAGTAAATCCTTTGACACTAGGAGTATCTTCTATGATTTTTTCATATTTTTTCTACAATAGAATATCAAACCAAGCGGTTAAATTTATGTCTATATATGGAGATACTTATGGCAGAATAAATGATGTTAAAGGTTTGAAGAGAATGGCAGTTGCTTTAGCTAAGTCACTAGGGGTATATAACAAGGCTTTACAGTTTGAATTAAATAAAGACGATAATATTATTAGTACAGGAGACCCTGAAAAGTCAGAATCTGTGATAAGTAAAAGGGTAGACCTTTGGCTAAAGAATATGTTTCATAAGATTTTTCGTGCTGTAGACGCAAAACAAGCTAATAAGAAAAACAAAATAGATGTTATTCCTAGAAAATATACAGAATATATTGAACCAGCTTTACGTTCCACCCAATACTTAGATAATTTTAAATCTTTCATATACGCCAATAAAGAGTATGAAAATAAATCTATGTATGAAGGAGCTATAAGAGCTATGAATGATTTATATAGAAAAAGAGAGGATAATAAAGGAAATATTATTGGAGATGATTATTTAGAGGCTATTTACATTGATAGATATTGGTATAATAAAATATATCCAAATTCTTTTGCAATGAAATTTATTAGAGTGCTGGCAGCTCAAACAGGTTTCAACCAATTGACTGGTAATATTAATACGGGTGTAAAGAATATTCTTACAGGTATTAGTATGATTTCAGCAAATGGTGGGTTATTAGCTACTATGCCTGCTATAAAAGATGCTACAATATACTCTCTTAATATGCTTTTATTAGCAAAAGGGAAGAATTCACGGGTAGCTCTTGAGCAAAATAAAATTCAAATGATTAAAAAACATTTGAGATCAAGTAGTTTTGGTGGCATTGTTGACTTTGATTATTCTGATTCTTCATTGGTACAAAAATTAAGGCTGAATGACGGAAAAATAGTAAGTGAGTTAGGAGAGTCTTTTATTAGTAGTGTTCTTGTATATAAATTTTTAAGAGACACAAAACTAATAGATGAGAATGGTAAAAAAATTGACATTATTAAGCATCTAACCATAAAAGATGGAAGGCTTTCCTTTGATGACAAGGTTGCTAAGAAAATATATTTCAATAATATCAATGAAATACAAAACGCAGAAGACCTACAACTAGATCCTGGATATGTAAAAGATATTAATCTAAGGGCAATTGTACCTAAAAATCTACAGAAAGAGGCTTTAGTGCCTTTAGAAATAGATTTCTACCTTAATAGAACCCTACTCCAAAACATAGATTATTTTAGACAAAGGTCTCAGGGTGTTTATAATATATTGTTAAAACCTAGAATATCCACTACTGCCATTGGTACCGCTTTGTTTATGTATCAGAATTATGTATTACCTGGAGTATATGCCGCATTGGGGAGAAAGAAAAATGATCCGAATTTAGAGGGAAGCGAAGAAGGATTTATAATTACCTTAGCTAAAGTGTTAGGAAGAGGTGTGGGCAATAGATTTAAGGATAAATTATCCCCTGATAGTGTGAATAATATTATGAGACTAAATAATATTAAAACAAAAGGATTGTTAGAAGACTTGGGAGTATTATCAAATGTATTTTTATATTTCTCAAAAAATAAAAATATAGTTACACAATCTTTATTAGAAGCTGCAGAATCCCAAGAAAAAGCAATAAAATTTGCAGAAGAACAAGATGCAATTGTAGCTCAAGGGGGAGAGAGAAAAGAAGGCCCAGCTTATTATGCAGGATTTAAGGGTAAAACTAAAGAAGAAATCTTTAAAGAATTATTGATAGAAGCCAATAAGCAACAGAGATTGAATCGATATGAAGCAGATAACTATAAAAAAGTGGCGAGCATTTTAGCTATGTATCTTCTTTTAAAGGCTGCATTGAAATTTGTCTACCCGCCTCTAGAAAAAAATGAAGTTGCTACATACATGGCTTCTGTAACTGAAGTTGTATCAAGTGAACTTTTGAGAACTTGGGTTCCTTTTTTAGAAGGAAGACTTGGATTTTCTTGGAATTTAAACCCAGTGGGAATAAAAGCCAATGAAGGCTCAATTGGCTTTGATTTAAGAAAAATTTCACCTATTGCAGGTACTGTAGATGATTTAGCTAAAAATATGTACTGGTCTGGATCTGTTGGCTTATATAAATTAACAGGGATAGTGCCATTTTCACAAGAGTATGGTAAAAAATTAATGGATGTAACAAGCGGAGAAATTCCTTTGATGAAAACAAAATACTACTATAATAAAGATGGGTATGTTACGAGGGAAGTTAATGTATTGGATGAAACCGTAAAAGACTTCTTGATAGGAAATAGACTTAGAGACGCTATGCAAAGTAGCGAATTAAGAAGAGGTAAATATAATGAATTAGGTATACCTCAAGGTGAACTGGCAAATATGATTTACAAGTTGAGAAATGGTTACTACAAAGCTTATGGTAGAAACTTAGAAGAAGAAATAAAAGTTTCTCAAGAATAATATAAAAAGCCTCTCCGTTAAGAGAGGCTTTTTTATTTACCATAATTCTTCTTCTATTAGAAGATTCGTATAAAAAAATTAATCTTCTTGGAAGGTTCTATCTCTATATTCATCTCCCTCCGATGAATCATTTAAAGAACTTTCTATATAATTTTCATCATATTTAGTTTTTTCTAATTCATCAATAAAATTCCACACTTCAAAGCAAAATTCATTAAAGTCTTGAATATCAGTAAAATCTTTACTAATTTCTACTTCTTCATTAGTATCAATATTATAGCCACTATTCCAATATAGGGTAACATCAATTGTTTTTGATAAGTTATTATAATAAGCAAAGGCTTTTACATTTAATTTAGGGTCTAATCCTTTATGTAGATTTATAATTGCTTCTGCAGCACCTTCTAATTTAAATTTTAAATAATCTTTCATTTGTTTAATTTTTTGTTAAGTTAATATGAATATTCTCTAAACCCATTTGGGTAAAACAATCTCATTACTACCTTTTCAGCAAATATAATTTGAAGATACAATCCAGTATATGTTGTATAATTTAACATTTCATGTACATCATACTTATGTCCTGCATCAGTATTTGACGTAAATATTGGTTCAACCTGGGTTAAATAAAGGGTCTCTGTTTGGCCATCTGTGTATATTATCATTAATCCATTATCATTCTCATTATATGACAACTTTGATACTCTTGAAAAATATATTGGCTTTTCCCCATATTCTTTAAATAAGTATGATTTTGAATAATAATTCCAACCATGGGTTGTTTTAACCATTTGAGAATTTAATTGCATGGCTATAATAATCATGCATAATGTAATTAATTTTTTCATTTTTTTTGTTACTTTTATATTTAATAGTTACTTTAAAAACTTATTCTTTTCCTGTCTTATCTGCCAATACAACTGAGTAAATAAAGTCATTATTCGTCTATTAGAGTTTGCTAATTTTTTTGTTTCAGGATGCAAATCTTGTTCATCTATTACATTATTAACTTTGTAAAAATCACTTTCATCAAGTAATTTTATTTGTTCAATTATTTCTTTGATTTTAAGTTCCATTATTTCTTTTTAAATTGTTCAAACCATTTTTTAGCTTGCGTTAGGCTTCCATCACAATCAACTATTATATTTAATACTTCTTCCTCACTATACATTCTTATATCTTCATCATCTACTGTACAATCTGGGTTTCTTTTGTCATAGTAACAAAGATTTGTTAAGTCTATTTCAGCCGCTTCTTCAAGTGTTTTTCCTTTCATAATTATTCTGATTTATAAGTTTCGTTGTAATATTGTTTATAGATTCTATCGTTTACATCATCCATACTTCCATCAAATAACCCTGCATCATAAGCATCAATAATTTGCTCCTTTTCCATTTCTTTGGCTTGTTGAAATACATTCTGCACATCTTGCAATGTATCAATTACATAAAATCCATTAGACTGTTTTTCACCTATTTTCTCCATAAACCATTCTACTGCTGTAATTTCTTTATTATTCATGTTAATTTTTCTATTTCTTTTTTAACTTCTAAATAATATGGGGATAAGTAGGTTTTGCAACTATTTAATATCTCATCAACTGCAATCAAAGCACATTGTTTGGCAGTGTATTCGTCAATGTGACCCTGATAACAATGTAACATTTTATCTACTAAATCTTTCGCTTTGTCTTTTTGGTCCATTATGATTAATTTTTGCAAAGTTAATGTTTATCTCTCTAAATAAATGTTAAAAATTCTAAATAGGTTCGTTTATTTGTCAATATTTTTAAATTTATAAATATTTTACTGAATTAATAATACTCATCTTTATAGTCATCAAAGCAATCATCAAACTCAGCATAGTTTGTAAAGAGCTCTTCTCCTGGCTCAATATTTTTAAGTGCTATTGTAACCTCTTTAGTGTTATCTAGATTAGGGGTATAACTATGATTTAAAAAATTTGATAAATCACAAGAAGAATAATAATAATTATCTTCTATCCAAGCATATTTATTAAAATATTCTTGTTGAGCATCGGGCATTTGTTTTACTTTATCTATAGAAATTTTAATATCTACTCCTTCTTCAAACTTCCATACTATAGAATCTTTTGGTATAAACTCTGTAGCAAATAAACCTAACCCCATTTTAGGGTCGGTAGCTACTTTAACTTCTGTTTTAAATAAAAACATATTTTATTTTATTGATTGTGATTAAATATTTTCAGCTCTATAAATATAATAAGGACTATTTGCGTAAGTCATATCTATATCCTCACTAGACATCCTTGGATTATTAATTTTAATCTTAGGAGGAGCTTCTTTACTATAAGGTTTAATAAAATCTGCATTGTGCCATCTTAATAGATTATTAGGTTGTATACAAAAATTACCACAATCCATCTCAATAAAATGAAAGCACTTACTGTCTAAATCTTCTGAATAGCCTACATTAATTATATTAGGATCAGAAACATAGTCATCAATAGTGAATAAGTAAACCCCACTTCTCCATTTACCATCTCTACAAAATATATCCACTCTTTTATGTTGTAAGAATTTAAAACAAGTGGTAGCAATAGCATTGGATTGGCAATCCCAACTCTCTAATAGAGAAAGTCTTTTTTGTTCATTATCAGATAGCACATCATAGTCATCCTTATGTTGAAATGCTGATATAGGCATATTCCACATAATAGCTCCTATATTAGACTGGAAATGAAATAACATAGGATAGTTTATAACAGACTTAACTCCAAAGATAAATCCTGAGAGATCTTCTTCTAGTCCTATAAATTCTTTTCTAATCTTACACTCTATATAAGGTGTATTTGCGTTCAACTGGCTCATAATTAATTAGCTTTAATATACTTACTGTTATTGTTTTCTACTTCACAGCAATATGCTAGTTTAAGATAGTTTATAGCGTCTTCGTAAGAATCTAATAGAGATTCATTCATAATATTTTTTCCTTCTTTTTTTAGATTCCAAATTCTAACAAACTTTAATACCACCATTAGTGTAGCGTAACCTTCTGGGGCTGAAATATCTACACCCATAGTTTTAACAACATTACTCACTATTTTAAAGTTAGAGAGTACGTCTTCTGATGCATAGTCGTTTGCTTTCAACTTAATTATATTCAAAGTTTTAGCGTCTAATTTTTCTAATAATTCTAATTGTTCTTGTGATGTCATATTGTTTAATTTATTTAATTTTTAAATTCATTATTGGGTGTATTTCTGTAATACCGTGAGTTTTATCAAAAACATAAGGTCCTTCTATTTCAATACTATCACCTTCTTTAGGTATAGTTATTTTATTTTTATAAAACCAACAGATTGGAAATACTGATGGCACTGCACAAACGATTTCCCCAACCATACACCCATTTTCATCTTTATAGTTGTTTTTTACCAATAATGAGCCATCCCCTATCTTTAATCTTATATGTATGTCACCATCAATATCAGACTCGACTTTTTCAACTCTACCTTGTAATGTTTTAGATGATTCTAATACTACCAGTCTTTTGGGGTGATGCACTCTATCACAAGGACAATCTTCCTTTGAGATTAGACTTAATAATAATAAAACAACTATAGCTAATAATGTTAATTTCATATTACAATTTCTTAATTTAATGCAAAGATATATATATTTTATTTTAAAAGCATAAAAAAAATCCTCACAATGTAGTGAGGATTATTTTATATAAAAAGTTTAGCCTAGGGCTTACTCCCTAATTACCCACTGCAAGAAGCACATTCTAGAATATTTCTTACAAAACTTTGAGCACTACTTTGACTAAACTGATAATACAGAGTTTTAATACCCTCTTCCCAAGCATATAAATATAGTTGATTAATATCTTTTACTGGTATAGAAGGATGAATAGTTATATTTAGAGATTGAGCCTGGTCTATAAACTTCTGTCTTTGAGCTGCTTGTAAAATAATTTCTTTCGGAGATATTTCTAAAAATGTTTTAAAAACTTCTTTTGACGGGAAATTTAAGTGTTGAACTGATCCATTGTTTTTGAGAATACTTTCCCAAACCTCAGTAGTGTTAAGTTCATACTTCTCTAACTCTTCAATTAAGAAAGGGTTTTTATATACAGTTTTAATTTTAGCTAAATCTTTAATGAAATAGTTAGATTTAATTGGTTCTATTCCCATACTTACTTGCCCTAAAATAAAAGAAGAAGATTTTGTAGGAGCAATAGCTATCAATGTAGTGTTAGCAAATCCTTCTCTAATAGAGAATACTCCCTTTGTTTTACACAACTCTTGAGAAGCTTTTTCTGTTCTTTCTTTTAATATTTTAAAAATACTATGATTATAGAGTTTTGCTTCTAATGATTCAAAATCAATTAGTTTTGATTGCAACAAAGAATGGTAGCCCAATACTCCTACTCCAATAGCTCTATGATTTTTGGCAAATCTATAAGCTCTTTTCATACCAGGTAAATTCTCAGATTTTTGAATGAACTCATCTAAAACAGCATTTAAAAAAAGCGTATATATTTCAATAGCATCTGTATTTACAATCTCATCCCAATGTAAAAGATTAATACTACCTATACAACAAACAAAAGATTCAAATTCATTATTAGGTAATTGTATTTCACTACAAAGATTACTATGATTAATTGTTAAACCCAAATCTTTATAAGGAGTGTTATTATTAGTGTTGTCTTTAAACATCAAATAAGGGAATCCAAATTCAGTTCTTTTTTCAATTACTTTTGCCCAAATCTTTCTCTTAGAGGAATCCCCCTCTTTCATTGAGATTAACCACTCGTCTGTAATAGTAATACCAAATTGTAAATTCTGTATCGGATTACCATCACTTCCTATCTCCAAAAATTCATTTATGTCTTCATGCTCAATAGGAAGCCATATTGCACAAGCTCCTCTCCTAGATTCACCTTGTTTACATGTGTCTATAACAGTGTCATATATTTTAGCATAGTGAGTAGGACCGTCAGCTAAACCTCCTGTAGAAATTTTAGTACCCCTAGATCTAATGTTCCCTAAATAAGCAGAAGTCCCGCCACCATATTTAGACATTAAGCCTATTTCTCTTGCAGCATTTAAAATACTGTCCAAAGAATCATCTACATTTGAACCATAGCAACTAATAGGTAATCCTTTATTTTTACCAAAGTTACTCCAAACAGGAGTGGATAAAGAATAAAAACCTCTCTGCATATAGTTTTCAAACTTATCAGCAAATCCTTCAATTTTTAAGATTTTCTCTGCTGTGTAAGCAATATGCTTAATACGCTCTTCAGGAGTTTCTGTAATGTACCCTCTACTTAGGAAAGTTCTGCTTTCCTCATTTAACCAGTAATTTTTTATATATTCCATATTTTTTATATTTTTAATATTCATTTTTATATTTCCAAATAAATCCTCTATGAGATTTATGGGCTAAAATAAATCATCTTCTGTAATTGATTTAGTTTTTTTTGAATAATCTATTTGCTTTTTATAAAAAAAGTCCCCCTCTTTTGTTGAAGTTATTTCTACTTCAAACCACATTGTTTTCTCAAGTAAAGTAATATCAGGACTAAACACAGGTTTCATACCTATTTTTATAAGTGAGTTGTTAAACCTATTCATGATAAAATGCTGAATAACTTCTTTAGATAAAAAGTCTAATTCTCCTTTTTCAAATATCCAATCTATTACTCCACATTCAGCTATATATGCTTTTTTACACGCAGAATAAACTAAATTTTCAAATTCTTCATCAAACCATTCTGGGTTTTCTCTTTTAATAATATTAATTATTTCCACCCCAAAATTACCGTGAACATCTTCTTCTTTACTTGTAGCTTCCACTACATTAGATATACCTTTAAAAAGATTTTTTTCTTTATTAAAAGACATCATAATTAAGAACTGACTGAACAAAGAAACGTGTTCTATAAATAGAGAGAATAATAATACGCTTTTTGTATACATCTTGTTGTCCTTGCTTCTAGTACCATCTAAATTAGTACCATCTAAATATTTCATTAAATAATTTATTCTATTCTTAATAGCAGGAACTTCTATTAAAGTTTCAAACTCTTTCTGTAATCCTAAAACATTTAATAATTCAGCATAAGCATCTTTATGTCTCACTTCACTTTCTGCAAAAGTCATACCCACATCTCCTATTTCAGTTTTAGGCATTCTTTTATACATATCTGCCCAAAAAGTTTTTACTTTAACTTCTATTTGAGCAATAGCTAACATTGTTCGTTTTATTGCTTCTCTTTCAGAATCATTTACTTGTATTTTAAAGTCATTTATATCTGACGTAAAATTAAATTCGGACTCTAGCCAATAAGAATGTCTTATAGCTTTTTTATACTCCAAAAGCTCAGGGTACTCATAAGGCAATATATTTTCCCTAAATTGGAAAATATTCTTACCTAATTCTTTGTCATTTTGTGTCATTTTTTTTGATAATTTTTTAAAAGTTAATAATAATTTTTTTACAGGGTAAAAAAGGGGTTGCAAAAGTATAAATAAATTATTTAATTGGTAAATATATTTTTATAAGCATTGTTGATTAAATACTTTTCACAATTAGGGATTTTAAGCAAAAAATCCAACTCATATCTATAACAAATTCTCTCTTCTTCAGATGAAGTAGAAAAGAAATTAGAGTTGTAGAAAAATAAATGTGCTGATTCGTGAACAATAGCTGATGCTATATTATTTAAGCTACCTCCGCTTACATCATAAGTGGAAAGTATAATAGTGTTATCACCCTCTATGGAGGAGAATTTTAGATTTGAAAATCCAATGTTTTTACAGTGCTTTAATAAAAGATTGTATTTATGGGAATCGTATTTCTTAACTAAGATTAAGGCAGAATCCACTCTGTTTTTCCAATTAGGACCAACATCAGCAATTTTTATTTGACCAAAAGAAGATGTAGTAAAAATTAATAGGAAAATAAATAATTTCATGTTGCAAAAATACAACAATTTTTTTATTAAGGCATCTTTTTTATAATTTTTTCTAGAGCTTTTTTTATAGAAGTTGAGACAGTCATTTTAGAAAAAGGAATTCCATCTGTAAGTTCTAACATAACTGCATGAATCTCAGACTCTGACTCCCCATATTCTTCATATTTCTTTCCTTTATATTTTAATTGAATGCCAATTTCTGTCGTTTGAACAGATTCTTCTATACCCATAATCCTTAAACTTTTTTTAGGAAGACCAAAATAAAATATATCAATGAATATTTGTTCTCCACTATCTGACAGACAAAACTTAGAAGAAAGCATATCTTCTGCCATTTGTTTCACCCCAAATTTTACATCTCTATTTCCTAATTCTTTTATCTCAACAGAGGACTTAATCTCTTGAATTTTTACACATTGTGAGTAGGAAAGAAAAGGAATTGCTAATAGTAATAATAAAAATCTCATAGTTAATAAGTTATTTGCCCTCTATATCCAGGGGCTATTAAATAATAGTTTGCATTTGTAGTTCCTGAAACAGGAGAGTTAATTGTAATAGAATTTAATCCAGGAATAGTGGCTCTTAAATCTGTAGTTTCTGTATTTAAAGAAGAATATTGTGTTGTACTAAATAACCTAGATGCAGTCATTGTAACCCAATTACTAACAATCCCTGTTCTTCTTAAATTAATATAGTATTGGTCAGATATAGTTATTCTACCGTCTCCATTTACATCATACATATTCCAATGTAAACTTCTTCTAGGAGTTCTGCCTAATATAACATTTGAGACATTTTGCATATCTGTTAAAGATAAAGTTGTTACAGGAGTGGGGGCATTTATTTGAATATACCATTCTGTAGCAGGGTTACTTGTCTCATTAATAGTGTATCTACCTGTTGCATCTGTGTATATTGTTTTATGTAATACCCAAGAAGTAAAAGTTACAATATAATCAAATTCAATTACATAAGGAAGAGCTATACCATTAGGTAAGTCGTTCCATCTACCTCCTCCAACGAATTGAACATAATCTTCATTCCCTGCGTTATTAGGTTCTCCAGGATTCCAAGAAGAATATGAGTAGGGTTCTCCTGTAACCCATCTCCATTGTCCCTCTACTACTTCATCTGTTAATCCTATCCATCCTGAAGGCCATAATCCAAATAGAAAGTTATTTTCTGCAGCACTTGTCACTGTTACTAAATATCCCCCCATATTTGCACAAGCTTGTCTTGCATCTGTCCAAAACGCATTTCCTGTAGATCTATAATAAGAGTGTCCGTTATAGTTTTGTTGAGATGTAAATCCTGTTAATGTAGGAGTGGTTCTTTTATATATTTGTATTGGAACATTTATTGCTCCTTTATGTTTACTTTAAATCTTTTTGTCACTCCCACATTTACCCCCACACTAGGAAGCATTACAAAGGGAGATTTCATAAGTACATCGTTATAATAACTTACATAAGGAGAATATACAATTAAGTTTGTAAACTTAACATCTAGTCTTTTATGTAGTTTTAAATCATACATTCCCCCTGTTATAATAGCTGTACCTATAAAACCCTCTTTAAACACTTTCCCCATAGATAATGTTCCCATATATATGAGTTTCAGTTTTTTTATTTTTTTAAAAGTTTTCATTTGACCAAAGGCTACCGTGGAATAGGCACTTCCTCCTCCCTCTAAAGAGATTGTTACAGTGCCAGAAGCTATTGTTATATTAGAAGGATTTATCCAAGCATAGAACCCTGTTATATTTGGCCCCGCCTGTGCAGATGTGTAATCAAATAATATTCCTGATGAGCACGCCCCATCCCATCTCATAGAAGTGTAACCTCCTGTCCCTTTAACTCCTAAAGGTTTCTCAGAATCTTTAAAGCTAAATCCTACAAAATCAGATGAAGCTACAATAGCGGGTTTCCCCCCTTCTTTACTTCCAGGTTTATTGGCTTTGCCTCCTCCACCACTAGACCCTCCTGCTCCTCTCACAGAGTTGGTACCTCCTGCTGAAATATTTGTGCTACCTCCAGAAGCTTCTTCAGATGAAGATCCTCCCCCACTAGTTGTATACCCCTCGCTACTTGTCCCCCCACTTTCTCCACTACTTACAGAACTACCCCCTGTCCCTGTAACGGAAGTCCCTCCCTCTACAGAGACTCCTGATTCTGATGATATAGAAGGTCCTTCTCCTATTGAACTAGGAGTTATAGAAGAAACTAAACTTTCTGTCATTCCCGTAGTGGCAGATCCAACAGTTTCTGCAATGTTTGATATAGAGTTTATAATTCCTACAGTGTTAAGCACTTGTCCTTGTCCAATATTCATAACTGTGGGAGTACCAATAGCCTCTCCACAAGGTGAACTGTTTTTAAATTTATTGAATAAATTATCTGACCATGTTTGAAACGCACCTGAAACAAAATCATAGTATGTGAAATTTTCTGTGTTTCCATAATAGGAAACTTTTGTACTCCCATTAATGGGGACACTAATAGTTTTAGCTACTTGTGTACAAGGGTCAGTATATTGATAGGAATAGGTTTGAGAGTAAACAAAAGTGTTTACATTTAATAAGAGTAATAAAGCTATTAGTTTATTTCTTAAAGACACCTTTTTTAATTAATCTCGTTATAACCCTAGATGCTGCGGTTTCAAGAGATTTCTTGGTGGTGATTCCTATAGTGGATTGATTAAATTTAATATCATCAACATCTGCAAGGATGGAAGATTTTTTAACAGTATTAGCTTCTCCTAATCCTGAACCCACTATGATTTCTCCTGTAGTAGCATCTACAAATTTACATTGCAATCCCAACCTAGTTGTTTGAGTTGCCTCTGCTTTGCCATTCATTTTTACCACTTCATCTTCTGATACAGAAAAATCATATACTTCAATATAAACAAAGTAGTTAGCTAATAATACATTACCAAACACTTCCATCTTATTTGAAGAGATTCCTTTTCTAGATGCTTTATCCTGAGAAATCATTTTATTTTTAATCTCTGCTTTATCTTCAGTGATTACAAAACGGTTTGTATTTAAGAAATATTCAGTGACAATGTTGGTTACACCAAGCCCCACTTTCTTTTCTTTAAGTTCAGGATAAGATTCGTATAATTCTTCATTAAACCCTATTTTAAGAATAGAAATAGGAATTTGCAATGTATCATCATAATCTGATACAACTGCCAAACTCTGTTTCTTTTCAAAATCAGCTACATAAGCTTCTGTTTTAATAGAACCTATTTGAGAGAAAGCAAAAAGAGGTAAAAAGATTAGACTACCAAGGACTTTCATCTTCCGCTTTTTCTTTTTTAGCGGGCTTCTCTACAACTCTTTCTTTAATGATTGTAGTAGGAGCTGCACTTTGCTTTTGTTGATTAGTGTTTTCAATATTCACTACAATTGGTGCCACAGGAGATGCTGTTTCAGTTTTAGCTTCTTCCTTGTGCTCAGTTTCTCCCCCAAACAAATGTGTAGAAGCCCACACACCTGCTGCTGTAACTAATGTACCTATTGCTCCAATAATAGTTTTTTTCAAACTATCCATAGAACCATCATTTTGAATTTCTTCTGACATAATATTTATTTTTATTGCTTAATAATTTTTGATACTAATACTCCTTTATTATTTAGGAGTAATTTTGCTGTATAAACTCCTGCTGATAAGTTTCCTAAATCTGCTCTATAAGTGAATTGCCCCTTAGCAATAAATTCGTCTAACACTTTAATACGCAAACTTCCCAACATATCATATACCGCCAATGTGGCATTTGTGCTTTCTTCTACATTAAAAACAATATCTATAATTCCAGTTGTAGGATTTGGATAAACTTCCATAGTGTTAGCATCTATAATTCTACCAATATTAGTGGGAGACATTTTTCTAACTTGTATAATATTATGACTAGGAGTTATAGATAAATCTTTTGAGGTAAAGTTTCCTGCAAATTTATTAGAGGTGAATAGGGGACTCACACCCCAATCTGCTTGTGGTTTCAAAGCTATAAATTGGAAAGTGATATTTTTTAAAGCATTGTTATTAGTGGTAGGATCATAGCCTCCCCAAGATATTTCTCCTTCATTAGGGTTCACATAAGTAATCCATTTTTGAGCATTTGCACTTGAATAGATTCCTTTGAAAGATAATAAGCTACTATCATATTTCAATCCAAATTGCAAAGCTAATACACTAACACTATCTGACTTTAAACTTACAGGAATGCTAACCATATTTCCTTCGTTAACATTTAACTTAGGAATAGTTAATTCAATATTATTTGTTGGGAAGTCATATTCCACTCTAGTGTCAATAACTCTATGAGTTTGTGGGTCTAAGTCTTGCGGACCATTTATAAGTATTTCCGTTGGAGTTGTTCTAGCCATATTGTATCCCGTAGAGTTGGCATCTCCAGGAACCACTACATAATATGTAACCGAGTCAGGTTGTCCTGGTAATATATCAAAGTAAAAATTAGTTACACCTGAAATAGTTGATGTATAGTTTGTTGTAGGCGTTCCTGTAATTGTAGCATATTCTGCTGCTGTAAAGAATTTAATATCTTTTACATTATTAGACCAACTTGTTATTCTTCCTGCCACTCTTCCAAATACTCCAAAAGCATCCGCCACTGTAATATTAGAGTTTCCATTTACATCTGCTGTATAAAAATCAAATGCTTTAGGGGTACCAACTCCTAACACCCATTGGTTAATCATTTGAGCGTCTGTTGTAGATACTACATTACCTACACCCATTGTATCTCCTTTAACAGCCAATCTAACATCCCAGAATGTTGTATCTAATATTTCTGAGAATGAGAATTTACCTGATGTATTAGTTTTATAAGAATTTACTTGAGTCCAAGTTGACCCTGACTTAGGTTTTTTCTCTAAAGATAAAGTTAAATTTTTAGCTCCAGTTCCATTCACATTTGCGAATGTACCTTTGAAGCTAAGTTTCGGTCTTTTGAATTCTCCATTATAACTGTATAGTCCTAAAGTTGTGTCCATTCCTGCTTGTGTAGAAGCATATTGTGGAAAGGTAGATACTCCTGAAAATTTCAAAGAGTCTATAAAAGTTAAATTATTAAAAATAGATGGAGCAGCATGTGTAAGAGTAAGTTCAAAAGTCTCTCCATTAGCAAGGGAATAAGCACTACTATTACCTGTATAAATTAATGTAATAGTTGAAAATCCATTTACAGAATCCGTTACATATTGTAAATCAAGATTGGTTGTACTTCCCACTAAGCTAACCACTGAGTTTTTAAAAGCAACTTTGTCATAAAAAACTCTGAATTGCACACCTGTTACTTTTGTAGTGGTGGTATTTTTTAATGTAACTCTTGCTTTTGTAAATCCTTGTGTAGTTGTTCCTACATTATAAGTGGTGTCAATTAATGCCCATATTCCGCTGGAAGGTGCTGCTGGACCTGTCTGTCCATAAATATTTATACAAGCTAACAAGCTTATAATCAATAGTTTAAATGTTTTCATTTTATAGATTTGTAATTTACAAGCTACAAAAATATAAAAAAATTTTAATTTTATTTGAGATTTTTATAATTAATAAGTTCGTCTGTATTAATATTTGTATATAAAATTGTAGGACTGTTTTTATTCACTTTGCATTTATAAAATATATCTTGGTGGGTTATGAATTGGTTAGTATTAAAGGGCCTTGTAATAATATGTGCCCCATTAGGTGTAGGTATCTCTGCTATAATATTTTTACCTCCAGGTTCACAATCATTAATTACCTTTTGAATTTTAATAATATCAGTATCAGATACCTCTTTAAAATCTATATCTATTATCCAATGCTCAAAATTAGATTTTAAGTTGCCGATAGATTCCTCAATTAATAAAGAGTAGTTTAATTCTTGCTTCTCTAATTTTTTAGACAAGGTTTCTATTATTTTATATCCTAGTTTTTCTTTAGAATAAGAGCCTAGTTTAATATATACACTAGCATCTAAATAATCAGCAATACGTTTCATTTCATCGTAATTAGCCATTAAATTTTGTAAACTATCTACCATGTAATGCTTAATTACTTTATTATTAGAGTTTTGTATGACAAGTATTTCATAAAAACTACTATTTTGAAATACTAATAAAGGAATTATTTTTTTTAAATTGTCTTTCATGTTAAATAAGAGTTAAAATGTATGAAGATATTTTATATCCTGTAAAGGCACCTAATGCTGAAGGATAGGGAAATACCACTAATTTGCCTAAATCTGTAACGTATTTTGGCCTATTAATAATTTTGCTTAAAAATGTATAATAAACTATATAAGACCCCAAGACAGCAATATCAGATTTAGTAGAGACAAATACTATTATTATAGATCCTAGAAAGCCCCAAATAAAGTTATCTCTAACTCCTTCCCATATTTCCTGTCTTGTAGCGTCTTTGTATTCTTTTACAATCCTATTTAGTGATTGTTTTTTTCTCATTTTTAGGAGTTTTGGGTTTAACCACTGGTTTTGTTTTAACCTCATCTAAAGCGGTCTGAAGTTTATCCAAATCTTTTAAGGTTTCTTCTAAAAATGTAACTGATTCTAGTAGATATTCTTTGAAGTCTTTTTCAATTCTTCTATATTCTTTTAGTAGAATGTAAATTGTCACCATCCCTAGTATGTTAGTGGCCAATAATATGTATTCAAGTGTGGTCATAATAAATAATTTTAATTTTATGCAAATATACTGGTTTTTTAATAAACAATGGTGATTAATTTTTTTAGCTTTGAAATTTTATTTAGTTTATTAAAATCCTGTGCTGCCAAATCCCCCATCTCCTCTTTCAGTTGTAGGTAATTCATCCACTTCTTCAAATTCTATTTTAGGGTAAGGCATGATTATCAATTGCCCTATTCTTTCTCCCACCTCATACATTGATTTTGCTTTTTCGTTTCCATTAGGCATTTTCATAGTAGGCTTGAACTTGAATTTTATTTCTCCAACGTATTGCGAATCTATAACTCCTACGGAATTTGTCAATGATTGTGTCACCTTGCAAATACTACTTCTTGGGAATATAAGCCCAACGTGTCCTTCTGGGATTTTTATAGCTAAGTCTGTTCCATACTCGTAATTTCCGAACTCATCAATAGTTAAGCTTGTAGCGGTTAAATCCATTCCTGCGTCTCCTGGCTTTCCGTAAGCGGGAGTCACCGCAATTTCACTCAATTTTTTTATTTTTACTATCATTTTTATTAATTTTTATTTGTTAAAATAACCTTGTCTCTTGAAAATTTTTCTTTTATAACTTCCTTTAAAGGCTCTACTCCTAAATCTTTGATAACATCGGAAGGATCTGTTTGTGCCCAATAAGAAGGGTTGTTGATATATTTCAATCTATTATCAATCTCTAGGGTTAATAGTCTTGAAAATCTCTTGCCCGCTTCGTCATTGTTGAGATATACGAAAACATGGTCAAACTTGCTAAATAGTTCTTCAATTATAGGAAGTAGTATTTTGTAGCTATTTTCTGATGGCAAATTAAATGCATCATATCCTAAAGAATCTAAGCACATAGTATCCTTTAAAGAAGAAGTGATAAAGCATACATTTGTTTTATACTCAAGTTGTGGGTAGCCCTCTAGCACTGCTTTAATTGTTCTCCACTTTTGCATAGGAATACCTAGTGGATTATATACTTTAAAAAGCTGATTATTTTGGTAGTATCCGAATATAGGATTATATTCACCACTAGAATAGTTTAGTACTCCGTTTCGTAAAACAAACTTTACAGGGCATACATCATATTTTTTTAATGTAGCTTCTGTAATACCAAATTTTTTCCAGTAATCAATATCTTCCTTTGCAAAGAAGTTTTTCTTTATTACAGAATAATTTATCTTCTCCGCTACTTGTTGAGTGTATTTATCTTTATTTACAGAAGAAGAAAGGGGTGTTACTGCCACCCCTTTGTTTTCTCCTGAAAAACCTCCCTTCACTCTATCCGTGTACTTTAAATCATAATTTATTTTTGTAATAGCTTCTTTATTTGTTAAGTTATACTTTTGCGATACAAAAGAAATACAGTCAGAATGTGTAGGATGATGTGCCCAATCTATAAATAAAATCTTATCATTGATAACTTTAAAATAGCATTTAGGGCTTTTATCATGCCTTAGCGGATTACTATAAGTACCCTTACTTTCCCAACTTCCAAAGTAATTTCTCCATATATCGCTCTGTTGATCTAAAGTGAACATAATTATTGATTAAAATGGAAGTTCGTCATCAAAACTATTGTTACTTGCTGCGGAAGTATTTTCCTCTGTTACTAATTCATTTGGGTCAAATTCTTGGAAGTTAGATGTGATTGGAGCAATATTCTTTTTAAATGCAGAATACTCTCCTTTTAGAGCATTAATGATTTTATCAAAGCTTTTAATCCCAGGATAGTCTTTTATGAAAGCTTTGGTATAAATATCCATATCATAATATGTCTTGCCATTACTTTCACTTGAACGAATACCTACATAAACTTTGATTCCTCTTCCTTCTTCAAATAACGGATTTATGTCAGAATAATCTTGCTTAAACAATTTCTCTAATGGAAGAAAAATACTTGGAATATCTCCATCTTTCAGAGTGTATTTTGACAACTCAGTTTCCCAGTTTTTCAAGATTATGAAAAAGTCCACTACGGCATCTTCTCCCACCATTGCTTTTCTTTGGTTGTCTCCATAATACCACACTTTGTTTTTATTCATAACAGCAGGGTCTTCATTATAAGAAGTAAGCCCTTGTCCATTAATGTATTTTTGCTTTCCACTTTTTGAAATATCGTGTCTAGCTTCAAGCCAAAATGTAATCTTTGTTTTTGTGTTTTCGGCTTGAGGAAGAGTTCCCCAAATATCAAGCTTTAACACTCTCACTTGTTTACCATCTATATCTTTTGTAGTTAGATATTCAGGTTCTTTTTCCAAATCTTTTCCTAAGAATGAGGCTAGGGCAGCTTTGTTAGGGTTAATCATACTAGGAATAAAAGTAGATACTCCGTAGAATAGTTTTCTGGTTCCTGAACCAGATGACGTTTTGACATTGTTGTTCATGTTTAAAAAAATTAAAAATTAAAAATATTGTTTGTGTGTTATTAAATAAAAATCTTGTCCCAATGAGTCTCTAGCTTATCATCATTTATAAGTTCTGAGATTTCAAACTCCTTGTTTCTAAGGTGCTTACATCTTGTGCCCCCTACAATTTCTTCAGAGTGGATAAATGAAAGCATATTTACATTTGGTTTTTCTGTATTTCTATACATGTAACCAATTGCATCTACTCTTAGAGCAAGTAAATCTTTCAACTTACCTTCAAGATTCAGCTCTTTAATTGTTTGTCCTGAAGTAGAGATTGATTTATCCGAAACGTGTCCTACAATAATCAACGTATCACAGAATCTTGTAAAGAATTCCATAATTTTGAATAAGGCTTCTCGTTTATAGACTTGACCTTTTCCATACTCTAGTCTATCAATATCAAAGTCAGCAGCTTCTGATTTACCTGTATCTTTGTTATAGGTTCTCACTGCTAATTGATTCAATAGTTTCTCTTTCAAAGAAGTCACCGTATCAAGGGTAATAAACTTGTAATGAGGGGTTTCTTTGTGGAAAAGTTTAGCTAATTCATCAAACTGTTGCAGGGAATCTATGTTAATCCTCATGGATTCATAGAAATCTGCTCCGTGCTCGAAGTTAATAATCAGGTTATCCTCCAACTCACTGAGTGCGTGGGTTTTCCCTGTCTTTTTCTGGCTAAAAATAACCATAGTTCTTGGATTGACTACTGAAGGGGCAATCTTCCCTGTTGGCAATGTTAAATTACTCATCTTTTAAAATTTGTTGTTTATAGGTTAATAATTGGTTTAAATTTTGGGTGTCATCATTTTTTGGCATACTGAAAAAACTAAAGCCTTTAGGGTTGAAAAACAAAGGTTCTGCAACTCCTGTTCTACCGAATCGGTTTTTACAAATATGAATAGTTCTAAAGCATTCTTCAAAGCCATCTACTCTATCAGAAGCTAAAATCGGATACTTATAGTAATTTGTCATTTTGTGCTTATAAGGAGAAAATAATCCTAAGATAACTTGGTAAGATCTTGCTACCTTTATATTATCTCCTAATTTCTGAGGCTCAGGCTCAAGCTTACCTGCTTTATAGTGGTTTAGGTCTCCTGCTGCCATTTGTTGCTGTTGTACACAACATACATGCCATTTCCAATGCTTTGTAACTTGCTTTCTCATATAAGTATTCACAAGTCTATCTATACATCCTGACAAATCAAGCGACATTCCTAATTCATTTTTTTCTAATTCCAAAATGTTTACGTTATCTATAACCACTGCCACTATTTCATTAGGGTCGTTTTGAGTGTAATGACTGTAAATATTAATCACTTTACCCCCACTCAATTGTTTTTCTTTATAATGGTGCTCACCAATTTCTTTTGAATACTCTTGACAAGTTTTATAAATACCTGTAGCATGGCCAGTTTGGTCGTCAAATTTGGTGAAAGATTTTACAGTGTCGAAATACCTTTGAACAGGATCTGATTTTATCATAGCAATTACTTCTTCCGAAACAGGCTCTATCCTGCTTAATAATTCATCTTGTGTACAATGTTTATTGAAATATTTAGAGATGGCATATTGTAGTACACTAATATCAAATTCTTCCTCAGACTCTTCTAATCCAAACCATATACATTTATATTTAAAAGACTTAAACGCAGGGTCATCTAAAATATAATCAGCAACACTAAATAAATATAAGTACTTGGCCAAAGAAGTTTTACCTACAGAGGTTTCAGCAGTAACACACACAAGTGCCCCTGGAAATATACCACTAAAGGCTTTTCTTGTTCCGTTGAATGGCATAGGAATACTATTAATATGTCCTTGTATTAATGAATCCCTGCTCTCTTCTATTACTTTTAAAATATCCATTAAAATATGAGTTTATCTTGGTCACTAAATATTCCTTCTTTCATTTCATTAATAGTATCTAACAATAAGCTGCCTCCCTCTTTCTCAATAAAATATTGAGCATCCAATGTATAACGAATATCGTCAGCATTTTGATGGTAATAGTTAACAGCGTCTAGAATTTCTTCACTAGAAACTTTATACTTTTTCATAAATGATTCTAACTTAGTTATAACTTTATTTTTAGGACTAAATGCTTTTTTATTTATTCCTTGTAAATTTTGTTTACTAAATAATATCATATATTCATCTAAGAATTGTTCAGAAACAAGAGGTTGATATTTTTCTCCATTAAGAATAGCTTTACCAAACTCTGTTATTTCAAAATCTAAAGGATTATTAGTATTTATTTTTGTAAGATGTATATTTCTAATAAACCCTTTCTTTATTAAGTATTGGATAATGTTTAATTGGGGAAGATTAATAGCTAATTTTCCCATTTCTTCGTAACTCATATTCCCTTTGTTTTAAAAAACTTCTGCAAAATTAATATATTTTTTTCAAATGTCAAGCGTTATTTTACTTTTTTCTGTAAAAATTTTATGACAACCTTTACAAAGCACCTCTAGCTTGCTTATATCCTCTACGAATAACCTATCGTGGAATGGTTTTATTTCGGAGTAATCCCTTAAACTACCACAGGGCTCAATGTGATTTACTTCTACATCTTTTTTTAAGAACATTTTTTTACAATGATTGCATTGCCATTTTTTTAACAAGGCAGAATAAGCCCTTTTAAGTATCTCTTTTCTAAAAGGACAAGAGTATAACCACCTCTGTCTTAAAAAAGCTCTAATGGCACCAAAAAAAGCTGATTTGGTCATTGTACCTCCACAATATTCTCTCACTACTCTAGGATTAACTACTTTTTTCTTCTTCCGAGGAGTTGTAGGGTTGGATTTTTTTACTGTCTTTCTTCTCATAACTTTAAATTTAATTTATTTGGCTTCATACCATGATTTTCCAATATTACTTTCAGCACTCATAAATAGTGTAGGGTTGGTGAGAAATATATTACCCCCCTCTATCATACTTTTTTCCAGTATTCTAGCATATTTTTCTGATAGGTGAGTCTCAGTTTCCAAAACTATCTCATCATGTATTACATTAGCTATTCTCGCTTTCCAATAGTCATTGTTTTTTTCAATTTCATTAAATAACAATACTGTAGCCATTTTAGTTTGATGGGCAGCAGTGCCTTGTGTAGGAGCATTTAAGCATAGTCTCATATACTGAGATTTTAAACTGAAATAGTCTTTCATCATTAGTTTATTAGCATTAAAGCAATTATATGCTGCCATATCTGATATTACATACGAACTCCCTTTATCTTTAGCTTTCTCAAATTTCAGATTTTCTTGCTTACCCACTCTATATTTATTCCAAAAATCTCTATCCATATTTGAAATCTTCTCATCAAGGTCTTTGAAAATATCAAACATTGGTAGCTTTAATTTAAATCCCATTGCATATTGAATATACCCAAACTCTAAAGCTTCCTTTAGCTTATTTTCCCCATAAGAGTACACTCCATTATGTAATTCTTTGAATAATTTTTCAATACGCTCTCCTTCTTCTATAGATAATCCTTCATTCTCTGCTAAAGTAAATCCAGTACCCCCAAATTGGAAACAAAATCTAGGTGCTTTAGAAGCATTTCGCTTGGCTTTATGGGTTTTAATAATTTCTTCGTCAGAAAGATCTAATAATTCAGGATAGAGAACTCTAGCAAAGGCACAGTGCAGGTCTTTTCCTTCCACTATAGAAGAAATCATGGCTTGGTCTCCAGTAATATCAGCTCCTACAACTGTTTCTTGCCCTGCGTAGTCAGCTACGATAATGTCAAACCCTTCATTTGCCACGAAACATTCTCTTGTTTCTTTATTGGAAGGAAAATTCAAAAAGTTTATCTCTCCCTTTCTTGAAGATAGTCTAGCAGTGTCTACTATCGGTTTGAAGTGGGTGTATATTCTTCCATCCCTTATTTTAGAATAAATACCCTCTCCAAAAGTAGTTACATTATGCTCCACTTCTTTATATTTAAGCCACATTTTTACAAACTCATGATTTGACTTAGCTATAACTCCTTTTTCTAAACTTTCTTTTATCTCTCCTTTTTCTTTATAAGTGACATTTATACCTAAATCTTTAAACACTTCTATCATTTGTTTAGGAGAACTTAATAGGCAATTTACTTTCCTTTCGTTGCTAAACATATCCATCTGTAAAACTCTATATTTAGGCAGGGTGTCAAAAATATAATCAATTATTTCTCTCTCACATTTTTTGTATTGGGAATAATCTTTATCCATTTTTGCTTTCCACCTATCCTTTGATATTGGAAGTCCGCATAACTCCATATATGTAAGTGCCCTGATATGTCTACAATGCAATTTATAAGAATCTATGGCTTCATAATCTTTTAATTTAATCACTAAATCATTGTGTAACTCTAATAGTCTATCAACATCATTAAAGCAATATTGAATTGTGGATGGCTGCGATAACTGAACTCTAGCAATATTAGCTTGTTCTGTTTTGTCGTATATAACCCCAAGCTCTCTTTGCATACAATTTTTAAAAGAATGTGATACTCCGAATTCTCCATTGTGTAGAATCATAGATGCCAACATCGTATCTCCCACTTTTTTAGGGAAGTAATTCTTGATAAAGAAGAAACTCAAATCGAAGGCACTATTATGAAATATCATAACCTTATCCAATATAAAAGGCATAACTTCCTCTAAATTAATTATATTCTCTTTATGTGTCTGCAAATCAATTAGATAATTATTTGTCCCTGTTCCTATTTGAATGGCAAAAATTTCTCCTTCAAAAGCAGAGAGGGAAGTAGTCTCTGTATCTACTGCTATTATTTCAGGAAGCACCATGTCTTCAAGATTAC